GTTGTTGAGCTGGCGGTGCGGGCTGGCATCGTCAGTATCGCCTAGGTCACCACTAGCTGGTCGCGAAGCCTCAGCCTGCCAGCCGAAGGTTTGCAGCACGGCGTCGATCTGCTCAAGCATGTCCGCGGACACACGCGGCAATTCCTCCGGCTTGAACGCCTCGAGTGGCTGCTCGAGCCAGCGATAGGGCGCCCCATCAGGATGGATTGTCGGCGGCAGCACGGTCTGCCGGCCATCGGCGATGAGGTCGCAGATGCGCTTGCCACCAATGGTCCAGGACCGCGAGGCTGTGATATCGGGGCCATAGTAGAACGCCGTCTCGCCCTTGGCGCCGACCTTTCGCACCGGCGTCTTGGGCAGCACGTTCATCAGCGCGGTCTTGATCGCACAATCGTCGGTATCGGTGTCGAAGGCGATCAGCCCATGCGAGGCGCGCCCGCCAACGACGCCGACACCAGTCTCGCCGTTGCTCCATAGCTTGTGGTCGCGTTCGCTCGGAATTTTATTTAGAAAGCGGCGCTGCCACGCCGGCAACGGCATCCATAATCCGGCGCAGAAGAAGCCTGGCGCCTTGGTGCCGAGCATGATCGGCACCGCGGCATAGCCGCGCTGAATTAATATTTCGCCGCATTGCGCATACGCACCCATCACCGCCTCCTCGCCTTGTGCTGCCGCTGGCTCGGGTTCGAATTTGGGTTCGATCTTGGATTCGATTTCGAGTTCCGGTTCAGGTTCGGGGATAGGGGTCGGTTCGAGTTCAGTGGTCGCCGCAGGCACAGACACCGATACAGGCGCAGGGGCTGCTTCACCGTGCAGTTCCTCCCAGGTGTGCTTGGCGTCACCCCAGTTGCGGCCGTACTTGAGATCGCAGCGCATGGGGACTTTGAGTTCAACAGCCTCGACACAGAGTTGCGCCACCATCTCCGCCTGCTCGCGTGTCGCCACCGAGCAATCGAGACAGTCATGCATTTGCAAGAGCGGGACGACGCCTTCACGCCAGCAGGCGTGCATCCAGAGCTTGGTGTGGATTGCCGCCGTACCTTGAATGAGGGCGTTCAGTGCATCTTTGATGCCGGCACGATAGAGCTGCTTGTTTTTAATCTTGGACCATTTGTGTTTTGGATCGGCGAGCCGGCGTTCGGCTTCTTCGTGATCACAAGGCCCAGCGCCTTTTGACCATTTTCCAGCTGGGACCCACAAATTGAAATGACGGCGAGCTCCGTTATGGAGCGTGATGTGGCCCTGCTGTCGGGCGATACGCTCATAAGCCTTGCTGAGCGCGCGCAGGAACGGCAGCGCACGATTGTACTGGCCATAGATTTTTTGCGCTTCTTTGAGCGAGCGGCCGAGTTTTTTGGCGGTTGTGCGAATGCCCATGCCATAGATGAAACCAAAGTTGAATGTCTTCGCGTCTGGCCGATCAATACCAGCCATCAGTGCCGCAAAAAGATGAAAATCGGTATCCGGATCGTCGTGATAGCGCTGTAGCGCGAGCTCCGCACCGGGCATGTTGTGAAGCGCCGCATAGTGCACGGCGATGCGGAATTCCTGTTGCGATGCATCCGGCTTGGCCCATATCTCGCCTTCGTCCGGTAAGAACAGGCCGCGGATGATCGGTGCAAGCTCTTCGTCGCGCGCCGTCATCAGTTGTAATGGCGGGTCGGAATACGAGAACCGAAACGACTTCGCACCGTGGTCCTCGGTTTTGAATGGATGGATTTCAGCGTGGATACGACCGTTGACGATGTGCCCAAGAATGAATTTGTCGACGAACAGATCGCCGACACGGTGATACTTTCCCGCCTCGCGGATTAACTGTGGCAGCCAATGCGGATGCCCTTCCGTCCAGTCCTTGGCGAAGCTCGGATTGCCTTTTTCGTTTCTCGGGTACGCCACTCCTTCGCGATCGCAGACCTCCACTTTCCAATCGTTTTGGTTTAGCTCGTCCATGCTCACCGGCATGCCAAGCTTGTCCGATAGCTGATTGAGCGCCGCATCGCGTTTGCCGAGCAAGAAATCGCGAGCTCGCTCCGCCGCCGGAATATCGATGCGGATTCCGCGCAGCTGCATCTCGATGATCAGCGGCACTAAATTGCATTCCAGCCGGTAAGCGGCGCGAGTGTTTTCCTGGTCGAGGATCGGATCGAAGAGCTCGTACGTCAGCAAAGTGTTGATGGCGTCGGTCACAGCGTATGGCGCGACATATTTTGCCGGTAGCTGCCAGAGATAATTCTGCGGGCGGAATTTCTTGCGCTTGTTGGCAATCAGGTCCAGCGCGAGACAACCTTCTTTCAGCAAGCGCTCGTCCTTGCCGGGTAGGCCGCAGGACCTGGCTAGCGCATCGAGTCCATAGCCGTGGCGGTTTTCGTTGGTCAGGGTGGCGAGCGCACCCAATTCCTCGAGCCGTTCGCCTGACGGCACGCGGATGCCGGCCTCGGCACGAAACCAGCCCCAATCGAACGGTCCGTTGTGAGTGATGAAGCTGAGCTCGGAAGCAACGTGATCCTTGAGCCATGCATAGACCTGCTCAGGCGGGAAATTCTGCGTGTCGGGATGGCGCATCGGAAAATAGTGCCCGCGCACCTGCCCATCCGCACGATAGGCGACGCTGATGCCGCACACATGTCCGTCACGCCACGGCCAACTCGAGCCGCGGTCGGCTGCCAATCCGTTGTCTCGCTCCTCGCTGTCAATTGCGATGCGGCCGACACGGCGAAGATCTGGCAGCTCGTTGGGGATATGCGGATCAGACGCAGCCATGGATATTGTCTCAGTCTCACTCTGAAATTAGCCGCGTTCTCGCCGCAGCCGGCGCTTGTCGAGCAGGTTCTGTAGCGGTTGCAGCGAGTACCACTCGCGCGCGCAGAGCGGAGTGCAGAAGTGCACCGGGAGGTCTACCGGCGCGTCCTCCAGGCTCTTAAACGTGAGCTCGCAGTTCCAGCAGAAGGGGCCGTCGCCATAGGACTCCGCGTCCAGGTAGCCGATGATGCCACCGCCTGGCTTATGCTGCTTGCTGGCGTCGGGCTTGGTCATGAGCATTGTCCCCTTGCACTAGTATTGAATGCTGTCGTTGATCTCTGGCCGACCCCACGCAATTGCACGACGCAAGTTGCCGTCGTAGTTTTCGCCGGCAATGCGGTAGCCGATGATGCGCCAATATTTTTCACCTTCTGGTGCCACGCGGATGTGGCTTACCCAGGCGAGCTCGTCTTGCCGATTGAGGGCTTCATCGACGGTGTGTGGTACCGACAAGCCGCCGCTCAAGACGCGCCAGAACTGTTCGGCTTGACTGCGGGCATAGCCGTTGTGTTGTAGGCAAACCCACTTGGCAAAGCTCTGTGCCCCACATTGAAATGTCACCCGCAGTGATGGGGTCTCTTTGTGGTGGTAGCGATATTCGATATCCTCTACTTCCAACCAATCAGATACGGCGCGCGGCGGGCTGAGGATTGCCACGCGATCGGCATAGGCCGCATGTTTTGGTTCTTCTCTGCGGGAGAATTGGTGGCCGCAGCTTGGACATTCGGTTGCGGCCAGCAGGACAATCTCATCGCATTCCGGACAGGTCTTGGTCGGCGCCTCACCGTCTCTGCTGTTCTTGTGTTTGATGTAAACGTTATCCACCGGACCGAAACGGCGAACGTTGCCGGCGAAGTCCAAGACAAGGCAGTTTGCTTTGCCGTCTGCCTTGCGCGTTTCGCGGCCGACCTGCTGGATGTAGAGTCCAGCGCTGCAAGTCGGCCGCAGCATTGCAATGAGATCGATGTGCGGAACGTTGAAGCCATAGGAGAGGACGTTGACGCTGACCAACGCGGTCAATCGGCCGGCACGAAAGTCTTCGATGATGTGATCGCGCTCTTGGTCCGGCGTCTCGCCCAGCACCATTTCGGTATGGACGCCGCGGGCACGCAGTGCGTCGCGTACCAGACCGGCATGGGTGACGCCGACACAGTAGACTAGCCAGGCCCGGCGCTTGTCCTGGTAGCTGGCAAGCTCATCGCAGGCCAATTCGACGGCATCATTGCGGATCGCCGCGGCTTCTAGCTGTTCAGAAATATATTCTCCACCGCGCTTGCCAACGCCGCTGACATCGATTGTCGTGTGGGTTGTCTTCGACGATAGCGGCGCCAGCCAGTCGTCATGAATGCCTTCACCGATTGTGTATTCGAAGACCACCTTATCAAACAAATGCCCATCGCCTTCGCACAGGTGTCCGCTGTCGAGGCGAAACGGCGTCGCGGTTAGCCCGACGACGCGAAGATCAGGCGCGTGATTGCGCAGTGCACCTATCGTGGTGTGGTACATCCCCTGTTCCCCGTGCGGGATCAGATGGCCTTCATCGATGATGATTAGGTGCCGCTCGCCGATTGCATCTGGATTGCGATAGATCGAGTTGATCGTGGCAAAGAGAATTTGCGCATCGGTGTCGCGGTAGCCGAGCTCGTCGCAGTTAATGCCGATCGGCGCTTCTGGCCATATATTCTGTAGCTCACGGATGTCCTGCTCGAGCAGCTCGCGATTGGGCGCGGTGACCAGTACGCGCATCTTCGGATAGTCGGTTAGCAATTGCTTGATCAGAAATGCAATGACGATGGACTTCCCGGTACCCGTCGCCATTGCAATCAATGGATTGCCTCCGCCGTTGCGCCAGAAGACGAACAGCTCGCGGAGGGCCTTTTCTTGATATTGGCGCAGTATCAGCATTTGTATGCCCTCGAAGTGGGTAACGATCGCCGACATTGGCTAAGTGCCGGCGACCGTTCTCATAGCGGTCCATCACGTCTGCTTCTGATTCCAAGGACGATCGCCTTTGGGCGTTGCAGACGCTGTTGCCATCGCTTCAGGCGCATTGGCCGGCTTCGGCCCTGGGTTGGCGACCGGAGCGGCACCAGGTCCACGCCGCTTAGGCTCGAAGTCGTACGGCCGCGCCGCAGTCACACGGTTTTTATCCGAGTATTCGCCATTGGGATCGCGCCTGATGTTGACGCGGATTTTGATCGGCTTGTGTAGAAGCACGTCGATGCTCCGCGTCGGCCCGGTGATGCCGCAGGCGATGTAGATATCGGTCATAAGCCGTTGGCCGATTTCGACCGCCTGTTGGCTTGCGTTGTGGATGGTGACGTTATGGAAAACCTTGCGGCCCTTGTATTGGCCTTCGATAATCTCAAACGCCGTCCACAGGTAGTTGCCGTTGCCGTTGGCAGCGTCACGCACCTCGGCCTCGACGATGTGTGCGAGATACCAACCCGCGGGCACTGCTACGAGGTCTTGCGTGCCCTCGTGTGCTGCTGGATCAAACATCTCCGGCAGCTGGTCGTAGTAGCCATCAACCATGATTAACCTCCTTGTTTTCCGATTTCAGTTTCGATTGCAGTTTTCGGTTCCGCAGTCGTACGCATACTCTCCGCCTGCGGTTGCGGAGTCGGAAAGAACTTGCCGAGCATCGTCTGGTAGTTGAAGTTCAGGGGGACCTGAATTCGTTCGGGCATGCCGAACCTGTTTTTCGATGTGAATGCTGGCCGCGGATCACAGTGCAGCCAACGCGTATTGCCGCCATCGGCTTGGGCACGGGTTTTTCCGAAACCACCTTGTTCGTTTTTGATAATGATGTCGGTTGCCAGAAAGCCGATCAAATCGGCGTTGTCCTCGACCAATCCCCGTGCCCGCTTACGCAGCCGCAGCGCATACGAAGAATACGCCGTGGTACGCGGGTCATTGATCATGATGATCTCGCTGTGTGCGATCATCACGATGATCATGTTACGCTGGCGTCGCAGCCAGTTGCAGCCGCGAAGAAAGTCGAGCCAATACTTATCGAGCTCGACGTAGCCTTTGCCAAATCCTGGGCTTTCAACCGAGGCATAGCCGCGATCAGCACACAGTGCAGCCTGTACGAGCGGCTCGGGCGCATCGAGGCTATCGATAACCAACGTCTGATAGTCGTGAGTTTCTTTACCCAGCCAGGTCAGCGCCTCGATGACGCTGGCGAAACTGTCGCATAATCCAAAGCTCGAAATCGTTAACCCGCTCGGACAGCCGTCCTCAGTCTGGATGAATACTGGATTTGGAAATTTCGCCGCTGTCGTTGTCTTGCCGATGCCAGGAGCCCCATGCATCACGACGATCGGCAAGAGCGTGGCGGTAACTTGAAATGGTTTCATTCGGTTTACTCCTTTCTGTAATCTTGAATTCCGGGATAC